CATAGTAGCAATATTACAAACAACAAATAAACCAATTAAATTCTCAAAGTTAATTGGTTTAAATAAAGTAAGAAATGTTCTATATAAAAATTTAGAACAACTAAAAAATATTATTAAATATTCAAAAAATAAAGATGGCGTTACTAAACTTATTAAAAACTTAGTTCATGAAGATGATTTATTATATTATTTATAATAATAACACTATTTCTTAGTTTTATGAAAATTGAACAATTTTTTATCACTAAAACTATTGTCAATAACGGATTCTAATATATTTTTGACCTTATTTTTTGTATCTTTTGATTTAACATCAAAATGTGAATTAACAAATAAAGTTATTTCCAAATCCATAAAAGATCTTTTTTCTAATTTTATTCCTTTGGTTTTTACATTTAAATCAACAATACATTGTTGTTTAAAATGTTTATCTTTCAAACTCCCAATGTATTCTTTTACTCTTCGTCTTGTTTTAAAAATAGAACTATCAAAATCTTCCATTTCCTCTGGTTGTAACCATGCATTAAAGGATAAATAAATTGTTTTTAAGTTCTTAAAGTCTACTGTACCATAACCTATCTTTACGTTATTATAACACCCTAAAGGTATATACTTTCCTGTCTTCATTAATTTTACATATATTTTATATTCTGTTTATTGTTAATAATAAATTTAAACAAAATATTTCATAGTACAAAATTAATTACTATATTCGCGATAATTATTTATATTATGATTATAATTAATGTAACAAAAGAAAAAAGTATTGACACAGCGTTGAGAACTTATAAACAAAAAGTTCAAAAGACAAGACAACTTCAGGATTTAAAAAATAGAAAGGAATATATTAAACCTTCTGTTGAAAAGAGAGATAGTAAGTTGAGAGCAATCTATAGTGAGAAAATAAAAAATGGACTTAAATAAGTCCATTTTTTAATTGTGTTAATCTGTAATAATTATGTTTCGATGTATCCATCGTTTTAATTTCTTCCTTCACTTTATCAAGTGAGTTTTTTAATTCGTCAGTAGATGATTCTTTTAATAAATTTTCAATTTGTGAGTTAATAGATTCTTTTAATTCAGTTGTTTTGTTTGTTAATTCTTCTTGTGTTAATGATAGTATGTTTTTTAATTCAATTTTTTCGCTTTCGCTCAACGTGTTATCATAAAGTACATTAAAATTGTTTGTTAAAACTGAGTGTAATAAATTTTCGTTTTCAACATATTTCATACCGGTATTTTCAACAACATTTTTCTTAGTTAATAAATAGTCTACAAGTTTTTTCTTTGATATTACTTTCTTATCAATGTTTAGTAATGAATCTTCTTCACATAATATATCTAAACTATTATAAATTTCATTTTCATTAATTTCAACTTCTTTTAATACTGATGATAATTTATTAATAAATTCACTATCCAAAGGTTTTCTTTCCTTTAACATTGAACCAATTTGTTCAACATACAATTGAGCAACTTCTTTATCTTCAAAATATTTATTCTCAATTTCTTCGTAAAATAAATAAAGTTCTTTAAAATCTTTATTTTCTTTAATCAAATTTAATATTGATTTCATTTCTTCTTTATTTTGTTTAGAATACGATTCGGTTAACTTAGTTAACATTTTTGATTTTATATCACCAAATTTTTTCATTTTATTAATCATTTAATATATCTTTTATTTTTGTTTCTATTTCATAAATATTCTGTTGTGCCTTTTCCATATTAAAAAGATCAGAAAAATTTTCACTTTCTCCCAACATACCTAATATTTTATGTTTTTTTGATTCACTTAATGGTCCTTCACCACCTGCCGGAGGTGCTCCACCACCACCCATTGGAGATCCACCACCTCCTGGTGCTTCACCACCACCTTGAGCTTCAATTTTTTCTCTTTCTTCTTCCGGTATACCATATTTAGAATCAATCTCATCAAATACACCAGAACGTTTAATAATTAATTGAGTATTTGTTAATTCAAATCCAATCGCTCTTTCTAAACGTTGTTGTTGTAAATCTAAAATCACCTCATTATCACTCATACCCAAAATATTTTTCTTGGCCCATGTGTGAGACACCGGTAATATACCCAATTGAGATTGATCGGATGTGGCATCTTTATATAATGTAACTTTTTCTTTCCATTGTTCTAATCTTAATAAATCAGATTGTGCTGATGGATTTGTTAACGATAAACTAAACTCATTTAACTCATCTTCTAAACCCAAAAGATATAAATGAATTAGAGCGATTTTATTTAATTCTTGTATTAAAGATTTTTGTATTTTATTGATGGTTCTAGCAAAACGAATATCCATTAAGGCTAAGTTCTTACCATCACCAACAACTTCTTCAAATCCTAAGAATGCTTTAGGTATACGTAATGCTGCCAACATTTTCTTTTGGATATATTCAATGTCCGCAATTTCACCTAAATTAGTTGCACCTGGTAATGTTTCAATTGGCATTGTTTGTGATGGGTCACGAACAGGAACGAAATAATCTTGGTCAACACTATTTGCACAAAAAACCCCATTTTCTTCAACAAAACCATCTTTTGTGAAACTTTTTAAAGCGAAATTATGTCTATCATCTTCACAATTTGGTCCAACAACGGTCATGCAATAAACATCTTCTTTTTGATGAATTTCTTCTATTCTTAATACTTTGTGATTTAGTTTATGTGAAGAGATATAATCTGAAATAGTTTTAAATCCTTTATTATTAATTTCTCTTTCTAAAACTGTTCTATCAATTTTTCTTAATTTATATAATCGTTTATTACTATTAATTGAAATAATATAATCAATCATATTACCCGAAAGAAAATCTAACATTGTTTTTCTATTGGTTATGTTTTTTGATAAAATATTTTCGTTTATTTTATTAAAAACATATTCATCAAATTGAACCCTCATTTTAATTGAACGTTCAATTTTCTTTTCAGGGTTTGACCAATCTTTTAACTGAGCATTTTTTCTGATAGTATCATGTTGTTTATGTAATTCAGAATGATTATATGGTTCAAAACGTTTATACCATTCTTGTTCTTTTGCTAGTTTAATATTTAAATTTCTTTTTTCTTCTGATTTATTATATTTTATAATTCTTTCTTTTCCAATTATAGAATGAATTTTAATGTGATCTATATTACCAACCCATTGTAAATTATTTGGATTATTATTGTTTTTATTGAAATCAATATGATGAACTGTAAGGTTATTATTCAATCTAAAATTAGTGTTTTTTCTTACAGTTTCCCTTTGTTCTGATAAAACTTTATTTGCAATAAGTCTATGAACAAATTCATATTTTCCTGAATTTGGGTTATAAATCATATCATAATCAATAATTTTCATTCCATCTTCTTTTGATGATTTTTTTGTATAAAAAGGCATTAAAGAATCATTTGGTAATAATTCATCAGCACGTTTACGAGAACCATCACGTAAAATCATTGGATGTTCAGGTGCGGTCATAACCCAAGTTTCATCATCTAACCATATCTTTATAAGTTTTTCGGCGGTATAATTTTTTCCACACCATATTACTTTTCCTGGTACGACTTGTAAGGTATTATCTTGTATTGAATAAACCCAATTTTCTTTACCTTCATCATATTCTTTAGATAATTCTTCAATTGTTATTGTTCGTCCATCAAGAAGAGGAATTGGTGTTTGTGACCATACTGGCATTTGATTATATCTCATATCAACTTGACCATTTTTAGGGTCGGATACCGGTTGTCTTTTAAATTTATTTGCAACACGTTGTACATATGGTTCGATATCTTTATCATCCATGTTACCAACGAATATTTTAAATACACGTCTTTCAGGTGCTCTCGATGTTCTATAAATTAACATAGCATCTTCTGCTAATAAAAGTTGTTTCCAAATTCTTCTAATTTTATCTAACATTGAATTATGAACAACAATACCGTTTGCATAAAAATTATGGTTATTGTTTTCAACAAAAATATCATATGTCTCATGTTCACCAGAATCTTCAATTGAAACGATTGGTTCAATTATAAAATTATCATTTAATCTATTTTGAATATCATTATTTGTGTTTATCTTATCAACCACCAATAAATCTCCAATTTTAAATTCTAAAGTATTTTTATACTCAAAATTTTTACTATTAGTGTTATAATATAATACCTTATGTTCTTTAGAAACATCAATAAAATTATTTTTAGTTGAAATTTTATATGTTTTTTTAATACCAGAATTTACTGTATCTAATACTTTTGATAAAACTTTCGTTTGTGTAATAGTGTCGAATGACCAAACCAAATCACCGATTTTTATATTTTGTATTTCAGAATAACCATTTTCAGTTTCAATTCTAGTATTATACTTTAAACAAGTACCATAAGGTAATTTTCTATCATCACCCAATAATCTAAAGTGACCAATTTCCCATGATTGAAACTCCAAGTCTTTATTTTTCCACATAAATCTCAGTTCTCTAGTAGGAACTCTATTATCCATTCGTTGCGGGGATTTAGATAACGCACCCTCAACTCTTTCTATTTCAACATTTGGTAATTGTTGACAACCTATAATTCCCTTTTCAGGATCTATTTTTAAATAAATAAAATCATCACCATATTTACATAAACCTCTTGCCCACATCTGTAGGTTTGTATTAATATCTAACCTTGTATTAAATAAATCCTCAAGTATGTGTTTAACTCTTTTTGATTCAGAATAAATTGTAAGAATTTCACCCTTTTCAGACATTGTTGTGGATTCCTCTGCATATATGTCTAACGCTGCGGATATTTCTGGAGTAAATT